AACTGCATAGTACAGCTCACGATGGGCATGGCTAAAGTGATGCTGAAAGATTGACTCATCTATGATACCATAAAAATCCTCATTCATGTCCTTTGCAATGCGACTTGCAATGTCATCGTAATTCCAAGTGTCAATGTTGACACCTGCATTGTTATAGAACACGTGGATTAGTGTTCCGTCTTTCTGCATACAACAGAACGCTTTGCTCAAGCGTCCGCAGGTGTAGAAAAAAGGTAGTGTGATTTCTGTTGTGCCTACTGATACTTCGGCAGTGTGTTGAATTGTAACTGTACTCATTGTGTTTGTTTATTTAAAAATTAATAATCTGATTGACAATCTTTGCAAAGGCTGTAACCTTTTTTTACTTCCTCAATGCAGTCATCTACAAAGCTATCTGCATCAACTGGCTCATCTACGTTGACTGTATTGATTAGGTAGTACTGTGCTACCATCTCTTTTGCTAATTGATAAGCCTCATAGCGGATGTGTTCGCTGTCGCAAAACTTGCAGTACTGTGTGTCTTGGGGTGGGTGGTTAACACCGTAAATAATCATCATGTATTTGTGTTTTAAATTGTGTATCTTTGTTGGGTACAAATATACACCACTTTGTTGATTGTGCAAATTAATGCACAACAAATTAACATAATTTAACAAATCACCTGTGTAGAGGTTAACATATCAAGGCACTACGCATCGTGGCTGGACAAGGCTACACGACTTGCGCACGATCAAACAAAGGGCAGTGACCTGCTGCATGAAGTTATTGCCCGGCTACTGGATAGACCTGCTCAAGATGTGGAGGATATAGTGTGCGGTGGTAAGGTTGAGCCATACGTGAACAGGGCCTTGTGGCTATCATGGCATAGCAATCGCAGTGACTATGCTGTGAAGTATCGTAAGTACTATGACATCTTTATTGATAAAGAGCTGAGTGATACGAAAAGCGATGAGACATGGATAGGTGCAATCATAGATGGTGAGTACTTGTATAGTGCCATCGGTAGGCTAAATGAATTTGATAGCATACTGCTAAGGTTATACAGCAAACCCGATTTTAGTTACAAGCAATTAGCCAACGATACAGGCATACCATACGCTTACCTACGCACTGCAATACACCGTGCAATAAAAAGAATACGAAACTATGTTGAATTTCAACGTGCCACTGCACATTCAAAGAGAGAGGCTTAACACCTGCAAAAAGTGTAAGTTTTTTAAACCATTAACTGCATCATGCGGCACGCTGCTCATCGGTGGCACTGTTGATCCTGATGAGAACAGTGTGACCTACTACAAAGAAAAGATAAAGTTGTGCGGTTGCATCATGCCGCTTAAAGTTAAGTTCCGATTCACCTCATGCCCAGCGGGCAGGTGGCACGCACTTGACTGGTCACACGATGAGATTGCAAAGCTGGATGAATTTGTTACACGGATTCACAAAGCAAACAAGATACACGATGACGAGTTGCAACTGTTGTACTATTGGTACTCAAAGATTACTGGCAAGAATGAGAGGCCAAGTGGATGCGCAACGTGCATACGTGACTTGATCAATGAGTTCAGGCGGCAGGTGCAAAAAGTGCATGATAAAAATTAATTAAACAAAAAACTTTTAAAAAAAAATGCCAAGCAAAGGAGTGATAAATAATCCAACGGGTAGACCTGTTGGTACAAAGAACATACGCACGTTAGAGTGGGAGGCATTCGGAAAAGATTTCGTTAGCGAGGCCTTGCCAAAGGTAGCTGTGTTCATCAATGAATGTATGGACACGAATGATGAGGAGCTGAAATTTAAAGCTGCATCATTAGCACTTGATGTGCTTGAATACTTCAAACCAAAACAGGCACGCATCACACACAGTGGCGATGACAAAGCACCCGTTATTATTCAGGTGCATTCAGACTTGTAACAAAAGAGGGCACAAAACTACAATACAATAGCACATGAAATTAAAAGTACAAATAGCAGCCAACGCAAAAGCAGTCACGATAGGTAAGTACATCGACTATCAGAATGCTGTGGACAAGGCCGAGAAGGTGCATATCATAACAGGTAAAAGTACCGAGAGCATACGGCAGTTGCAGTCAAGTGTGATTGATGAAATCGTGATGCGCTATGAATCTGCAATAAAGTTAGGCAGCAACAACTTTGAGCGTAAGGTGCGCATAGGTGCAGTTGAATACGGGTTTATACCAAACCTTAACGAGATGACTTTTGGTGAGTACGTTGACCTTGACACGCTATGCAGCACACTGTATGTTGACGGCAAGTTAAGTGGTGCCGGTGCGCACAAGTTGATGTGCATTTTGTACCGACCTGTCAAAGCAAAGTTTGGCAAGCACTACGATATACAGCCATACAGCACCAGCGCAAAAAGAAAGTACGAAGATGATTTGTTACAGCTAACAATGGATCATGTACTCAACGTACTGCTTTTTTTTTCGACTTTAGAAATAGAACTATACAACAGTTCCCTCGACTATTTGGCAAGGGAGATAACAGAGATAGTGAAGGAGATGAAGGAGTGACACCAGATGGCTTGGAAGTGTATGGATGGTTACACATTATTGAATCACTATCGGGCCGTGACATAACAAAGTTTGATGCGGTCACTGAGCGAGGTGTGCTTGAAGTGTTCACACACTTGACTTACCAATGTGATTATGTGTATGTGCAGAAAAGTGAAATGAGAAAAAGACATTAAATATGAGCAGCTACAATTATAGTTACAACGTATTGATCAATCGCTTTGAGGCATTTGCCGCAGGGCATTTGTTGCAACGCAGATTCACACACGGGCAAATTGATTTGAGTGATCAGTTGAATGATGATCAATATCCATTCATGCACGTTACACCTGATACGATTGAGCCTGTCAAGGGTGCAATGCAGTTTGGCTTTCACATTTTATTTGCAGACATACCACGCGATAAAGAAACAAAAGCAGAGTACCAGCGTGAGGTGATTAGTGACTGTGTGCGGTTAGGTCAAGACCTAATAGCCGAAGTGCAGAATGGGTTGCAGTTGTTTGGTTTCAATGTTCAGCTCATCAATGATGTGGTGTTTGAGCCTTTTATGGAGGAGCAAAAAAACACGGTTACAGGTGTAGCGTTCACAATTAAATTGGAAGTGCCTTGGGATTGGAGTGCGTGTGATATACCAGCTGTGTGGGCAGTAGGTGGTGAGAGTACAGGTGGCAGTGGTACACCTATCGGCATCACGTTGCAAACGAATAACGTGAACAACGTAGTGCAGAGTGAGCTTGATTTAGTAGCAGGTACTAACATCACATTAACCGACAACGGTGATGGCAGCGTGACTATTGACAGCAGTGGTGGTGGTGGTGGTGGTAGTGGCACAGTCACGAGTGTTGCTGTATCAGTACCTGCTGCTTTTAGTGTTAGTGGTACACCTGTTACAACGAGTGGCACGATAGCAATAAGTGGCGCAGGCTTGAGCAATCAATACATAGATGGCACAGGTGCATTGCAAACCTTCCCTGCTATACCCGCTGCACAGGTCAACAGTGATTACAACGCTGTGAGTGGTGTTGCTGAGATACTAAATAAGCCAACACTGGCAACGGTTGCAACGAGCGGTGATTACAATGACTTATCTAACTTACCTGCATTAACAAGTGGCACGGTCACGAGTGTAGGTGCAAGCGGTGGTACTGGCATAAGCATATCAGGATCACCTGTTACCACAAGTGGTAGCATCACAATCACTAACACTGCACCCGATCAAGTTGTATCTCTTACGGGTGGCACGGGCATCACTACATCGGGCAGCTATCCAAATTTCACTATCACTAATTCATCACCATCAGCAGGCGGCACAGTGACAAGTGTAGGCGCGACAGGTGGCACAGGCATTAGTGTATCAGGCTCACCAATCACTGCAAGTGGTACGCTAACCATTAGCAATACAGCACCCGATCAAGTTGTAGCTTTGACAGCAGGCACTGGCATTAGTACATCAGGTACTTACCCGAACTTTACTATCACCAATACATCACCTGATCAAACAGTAACTTTAGGTAGCGCAGGTGGTACAGAGAGTTTGGTGAATGATGGCACAGGCCCGACACTTGCGACAAAAGGATTGACAGCAGGCACAGGTGTTTCATTAAGTAGTAATGCAACAGCTGTTACTATTACTAACTCAGCTCCAGACCAAACCGTAGTGCTAACAGCAGGCACAGGTATCAGCACATCGGGTACTTATCCGAATTTTACGATAACCAATACAAGTGCATCAAGTAGTGGCACGGTTACAAGTGTAGGTGGTGCTGGCACTGTTGCTGGCTTAACGCTAACAGGCACAGTCACGACAAGCGGCAGCATAACATTAGGCGGCACACTTAGCACACCAATAAGCACTGTCAATGACAGCACAACGGTAGGGCAGAACTTTGTCAAGCTCACCAATCCAACTGCGCTAACTTACGTGCGTATCAATGCTGATAATACAGTCAGTGCTATATCACTTGCTACATTAAAAACTGAACTTGGTATTGTGCCCGGTACTATCGCACTAACAGCAGATCAAGCCACATCAGGTACGGCATATCAAAACATCACGGGTTTGAATTTCGCAATGGTGGCTGGAACGAGTTATAAATGGAGAGCTACAATATTATTTATCTGCACAAGTGGTAGTGGAATGTTTAGTACGAATGGTTCTGCAGGAACTACTGTGTACAGATTTACTTTGGGTAGTGGTGTAAGCACTAACCTAGTAAGTAACAACGTGGCTAACAACACAGGTACTGCAGTTGTGTTGCCAACAGCGCAGCGCATTTGTAGTGCCGATGGAATTTACATAGCATCAGCAAGCGGCACATTCAACATCTCTTTTATCAGCACTGTATCAGGTGCGTTGACAGTTAAAGCAGGCAGCGTGCTTGAATGGGAGGCACTCTCGTAATGGCAAACGAATTTGAAGACCTACTTAACGATTATGCAGCTACAGTAGTTGAGCGTGCTAAGTCAAACCTGCGCATAAAAAGAAGAGTGCGTGGTAAGGTAGTCAACCGTGTTGCATCAAATACCTTGTTAAATTCACTTGTGTACAAGTTACGCATACGATACAACAAGCCTACCATTGACTTCACTGTCAACAGTGAGGTTGCTGGCAAGTATGCAGATGTGATTGAGGATGGGCGCAGGGCAGGTGCAAAGAGACCACCTGTAAAGGCTATTGAAGATTGGATAAGGTTAAAGCCATTGAAGCTGCGTAACCGACAAGGGGAGTTTATCAAGGCAACTGAATCAAACATTAAGAGTGCTGCATTTGCAATAGCTAAAAGCATTGGTGAGAAAGGCATAGAGGGCATACACTATTATCAGGAAGCGGTCATAGACACGTGGGATGAATACAAAGACAGGTTGATCAACAGCTACGTGAAAGGAGTTACACAACGATACCTATTAAATAAAAGATAAATGGCAATTACAATTATAGACCAGCCATACAAGTGGGCGGTGCGTGGACAGAAGCTAATGATAATTGCATCAAGTGATGAGGTTGCTAACACAGGCTTTCGGTTTGGTGTTGAGGTAGTCATTGATGGCAAGGCATACAACTTTTATTTGCAGCCAGCACCCGATGACAATATGTATTTTGATTTGCAATCTCTCATTGATGATATGCGCAATGATGAAGCATTAGCATACCACTTTACCACAGATGACACATATGATGACCTGAGCAGGTTGGCCATCTCCTTCACGCTAAGTGAGTATTGGTTGGTCACTGGCATACTAACATTGAATGCAGGTAGTGAGGAGATTGGTGAAAGCATGATAGCCATCAATGGTTACTTTCAGGTAACAGATGGGTACAAACCAAACGTGCTAACAGGTGGTGTGAACATTAGGTACACAATGCAAAATGGTGCGAGCTATGCAATGAGTGATCGTAAGCAAACTACTTCACCATTTTACTTGAGTGATACGTGGGGTTTTAGTGGTGGCACAAATAACATTTGGATTCCTGTATTTGAGGAAGACTATGGTATGCTATTGATACCGGGCAATAACACCTACCTCACAGGTAACGTAGATGTAGACAAGATAGTGATAGTGATGCACAACAGCACTGGTGCTACTACGACACAAGACATTTTACTTAATGGCTACGATGTGGAAGGGTTGCCTGTTTACCCGGGTAACTTGAATGATTGGGCAGGCTTAACGGTGAAGCCTAATCTGTTTGCTAATTGGAGATGCTACACAGTGACAATAAAAAGAAATGATAATTTAGTCACTAAATCAGAAACGTATATTTTTTACAATGCCTATCGCTACGGGCAGAACGATTGCCACAATGATCGTGTGCGCCTTGGGTGGGTAAACAGCAGAGGCGGTTGGGACTATTTCAACTTCATAAAAAAGTCAGAGACCACCGATGAGATAGAGCGCAAGAAATTCAAAAAAGTTTTATTCAACGGCACTGTTGATGTGTTTGAGGCTAACGCACGGGGCTTGCAAGAGCGCAGAAACATTGTGCAGCAAATAATAACTATCACCACCGATTACATCACAGAGGGTGAGTTTCTTTTTTTACGATCACTACTTGTGAGCAATCAAGTATGTATGTTGAATGACGATAAAAATAATCCACTTGCAACACCAGTGAACTTGGATGATACAACGTATGTGGAAAAGAAGACACGTGATGGCAAGTTGTACAACCTTACTTTGAAAATTCGCATGGCAAATAATTACACAACCTGATGAACGGAGAAGTACAGCTCATAGTTAGAAAGAACGAATACGTTACTGTGCTAAGTGTTAGCAACAACCCGCTATTTGTGGGCATTGGTGCAATAGCACGGTTAATAGTACCAAATAGCGCAGCGGTTAATAATTTGACTTTAGGCAATGTAATCACCATCAAAAATGCAATAGGTGATAGCGTCACAAAAATACTTAACACACGGCAAGTCGATTCACCTGTGCTGGGGCAAACACGTTTAGACTTATCTGGTTATTGGGCAGATGACTATTCAGCTGCGGCAGGTGGATACTTTGAGGTGGTAGGGGTGAATGAATACTACATAGACCTTTTTGAAAATGAAAGCATCTCGCAGAATTGGAAGTTTCAAGACCTTAGTAACTTCACTTCACAAG